ATGGGTGAGAGTCGTTGTGAGAATTGTAGCACGGGGAGCGATCACAGCTCCCACATCATCTCGTTCATCTCGTCTGCATCAATGGCGGGGTCATTCCACTTAACGCCGTCGCCTGTCTCACCAAGGTGGCGTCCGATCATGCCGTCCATCATGCATCGCACGAACTTGTCCCAAGGTGTCTCCAGACCCTCGCGGTATGTGACGCACGCCTTAGCGGTGTTGTAGAGGAATTCATCGTTGCCGATCCAGAGGGAAGCGTTCCAGGTTTCGTAGTTTGCCCAACCGTTGTATGTGGTGTCGGTCATGCTGTGTTTGTGTGTTGTGTGTATTATAGGCACAGGGGAGAGCGATTCTCCCCTGCTGGTGGACAGTGTATCAACCGAACACCAACTCAGCAATTCCCTCTACGGGGTCGCCATACTCCATCACGGTGTGACCCAACCAGTCCTCCACCCACGCATATGAACCACTCTCCTCATGCATGGAATAGCAAACGTCTGCTGCCTCATGCAAACCCATCACGGTCTCCCGCTCCTGAAGTTTGGGGCATCCGACGACGTACTGTCCTGTGATCATGTGTGTTGTTTGAACTGATGTCATTATAGGCACAGGGTCAGCAGGTATGGGGGTCACCTTGTGCCACCTTGCCAACTGGTTGGGGCGGCTGACCAGTTTGTATCACTTAGTGGGGAAATTCTTGCAGACAGCATCACACAGAGTAGTGATTAAATCCTCCATGTCGTCTTCACTGATTCGGGGAACAATGTTGCAGGCAAACTCTTCAACAATGCCATCAATGTCCCACATGAGTTGTTCACGTTGAGTCAGCATCTCTTGTTGGTTCATGTTACTCAGTCCTCCAACAGTTCTGGATAATAATCCTCAACTTCAGTGATGAGTTCATCTACACTGTACTTGTCAAGATGATCGCTCAGGTTATCATAAACGTACTGCCACATACTCTTGTGATCCATGCCATCAATGATGCTTTCAATGTACGCCTCTTGGAGTTTATCGCGGTCGATGATGTTGTCTTGCACAGTCATTGTTGTCATTTAGTGTGGTTTCAGTTGTTGATGTCAGTGAGGTCAACTCCTACGTTCCCGTCTTCATCTTCCACGAGAACAGTTTCGATGTCTGGCACATCAAAGATTTCGCCAGGCATGTCTTGAATCTCATCCCACATAGGTCGTGTTCGTGTCAACAATGGTAGTATTGCAGAGGAGAGGTTGATAATCAAGCGGTGTTGTGACAGTTCATTTAGTGTCACCATGGGTCAGCCGCTTCGCTTCTTTATACTGTACACTGACAATCAGTCCTGTGTAGTATACTCAACCTCTACACAGATAGTACAACTATCATCGTAGTAGTTGTTATCAACAACTCCAGCAAGAGTTTCTTCTAACAACTGATCTTGTAGTTCTTGATAGAATTCTGCTGTGTTCATGGTAACACTTACTATAGGTGTACTAATAGTTATACTAGAGATAACCTATCTTGACAGTTTAGAGTAACACTTTTTACCGATTAACCACAAAAACCAGGGTAACAGTTCATTGTTACAACTAGTCGGTAAAATGTTAGACACAGTTAACCTTTAATTTCTAAAAAGTACAAAAAACAGAAAAACCCAGAAATCTCAAAAGTCGAGAAATCTGGGTTTCCAAGTTTATGCAAATTCAGCGAAAGTGTAACCGTTGACGAACTGCTTGATGCACTTGTTGTCAGTGATGAACCACTCAAACTTGTGCTGATAAACACCATCGGTGTATGCACAACAGAACTCCTTGATGATGGCATTCAGGCGAGATTTGGTGGTGTTGGTCCTCCAACCACCATCAAAGACGCGAACGAAATCATCACCCACCTCAGCGATCTTGTTACCATGCAGGTACACAGTAGAGAGACCATTGTCATCAGTGCTCACGCTAGTGTTAGCGTTAGTCCAGTTCTTGCCTGCCTTGATAGCGGCGTTCATGAGTTGCTCGATCTTACGCATGATGTGGTTAGTGAAGTGTGCTTGATGGACTGGTGCTGGTGCTGCTCAGGCAGCGAGGCGAGCAGCACGGGCAGCGCCCTCAAGTTTGCCGCTCAGTTGGTTGAGCACCAGATCAGTGCTGGCGTCATCGTCGAGCATGGGGCAGTCAACAGCGCGATCAAGTGCCTCGGTGAAGACGGCGAGTTGCTCGGCGGTGAAAGTGACGGTGATCATCGTGGTTGTGTGAACTGTAGACATTATAGGCACAGGGTCAGGCGTTTCGGATGTCGCCTTGGACCACTACGTCATCTGGCACACGGGAGACGGTGTAACGACGGATCTGCTCAGAGAATGGACGCCATGCATCAACGGTCTCATTCACGATGCGGTTGTGCTGACGATCCATACCCTTAGCAGTGGTACACTTGCCACACTTGCGAAAATAAATGATGGGGTGCAGTGGTGCTTCGTGTGTGTCGATCTCAATCTTGTAGTAGGAGTGCTTGACGATTGTAGTGGTCACGTAATGCTTTCCTGACGACTTCTATACAATACACGGTTTAGGACGCTGTGCCTATATTGTGTGCCACTTCAATAACTGTCCTCGTAGTGGTCCTGCTCACGCTTAAACTTTGCTACCTTCTTCTTTGACTGTCTTCGGATGTTCTTCACTTCATACCCGAAGTCCTCGAAGTCGTCATCGAATTGTTGATGCTTACTGTCAGACGACTGATTGTAACGCTTACCCATTGTAATTGATTACTCTAGTTTAACTCAACTGTGTGATTATTTAGTGACAGGAACTAGTTTGCCTTCTTTAATGTTGGTATTGACTAGTTTACCAACTGATTCATTAGTTTTCAGTGTATTTGACAAGTTTTCATTGAATTCTTGTGTATTCTCACACTTAAATTCATATTCTTTGTCAATATTACTGGTATATGTCACAAATACACTCGTTTCATCTACTTTAATGCCATTAATAGCACTTGATGACTGAATTTCGTAGGTTTTCACAAACATGTTAAAGGTTAAAAACTGAAAAAACTCAAAAATCTTAAAATTTGACTTTTTGAGAATTATGAAAAACTCAAAAAACCGAAAAAGTCAGTTTTCTGTGTTTCTCCAAATATTATAGACGGTCTCAGTGGTATTTCTGAGGGTCTGTGTGCCACTTTGAGGTCTGTCTGCTAAAACTTGACTTTCGATGGGTTGCGTGCTAAGCCAACGTCTCCAGAGTACCTTTACAGCACCTTGACAGTAACTACCGAGCTCCTATACTATATTTTTTTATATATTTTTAAATGTTCACTGTGTACATGTAATAATCATTTAAATCCCTTGGTGTCACTGGCGCGGAGTGACTTCGTATACTGTGGTGTATCAATGACATGAACAGTTGCGTTGGTTGTATCCATTTGTTGAAACCACCATGCTCTCATCTGTGTGTAATCTTCAAATGCATATGCTCTACCATCAGGATATTCTACTTGATAGAAATGTCTATCATATAGTTTATCTGATGTTTGTGTAAATGTTTTAGTCATTTAGGTGTCGTGTATGATGTGTTTGTTCTGCTAGTTTATCACGTAATTGATTAATACGTTGTTCATCATACTGTTGAAAGTTACCACGTTTATCTACTTTCTTGTAATAATGTAGGGCGTTAAGGATAATAGTATAATCCTCCATTGTCAGATCAAACTGCATTTTTCAGAGTAGTAATGAGATGCATATTACCATGAATGTATCCTGCATAGATGGTAATAAGTGTCAGTACAAATAGTGTCACAAGGGCGATGACATTTGGTACAGGTGGTGTCATTCTAGGCAAGTGTAAATATCTTGTCCACGTAACTCCAACATGGGATTGTTATCATTAGGAACAATGAATGAATTAAGGGCAATACTTAGGCGTCCACCAGGGGATAGTTTAGGCATAGCATGATGTTGTACCCATGATGGGAAGACAACCAACTTACCTGTCTTTGGTACTACACGCCAACGTTGTGCAGTATACTGATTAAAAGTAGCAGTACAGTTATAATCTCGTTCTGAGTGAATAACCATCTGTGCTTCAGTGACTGGATTAATGAGTTCTAGTGGACCAAAATCATCATCCAATACTTCAGGATAGTATACAGATACAAATGATGCTCTTGGGTGAGTATGTGCTAGATCAAATCGATCATGATTATCAGCATTTGCCCAACCTTGTTTAAACACGTGTTTCCACTGTTGTGACAGACCAGTATCATAATGAACTCGATCGATTGCATCCATTGTAGCAGAGTAATACTCTTCTAGTTCTGGTTCATCAAAGGTTAAATTAACCCTGTTGGTGCAATCTTCTGCTTGAGAATAGATCCAATCACGAACTTTATTGTGATCAATGTCAAGTTGAAACTCAGCAAGGAATGAACTAAACAGTGGTTGCAATCGATAATTATCTTGACTGTATTGGTTTAGTTTATCGTATTGATTAATGTCCATGTGCCCGATCTATGAGGAATTTAATTTTATCTTGTAGTTTCTTATGTTTTACTGTTGGAAGATCAATTTGCTCTGCTCTAGCAATAGTATAAGAAGAGGTAGTAGATAGAACATTGTACAAATACTCTAGTTCTTCTGGCGTGAAATTCATGTTACTTGATTGTGTTACTGTACTTAGAATCACGTGATCCCATAATAGTTATATCACCCCAATTCCAGTTATGACATACCACAAGGCAGTGATGTTTTTTATGTGGTGTGTTCTCTTGTTGACGTTCAGTCATGTCTCTTGTTGAGATTTCAATTGTAATGTATTCCGAGTCAGAAAAATAGACCCATCCTTCGATGAGTCCAGTATGACTATGCCACATCACATAATCATTAACTTGTGGTTGAATACTATTGCCACCGCTTGGTTCTGAGATACTTGAGCACATCTTCCCGTACATCCATCAATTCATGATAACATTTTTGGTTATGGGCACACTGACGTAGTTTATGATCTGGTTTGAGAACTGATTCAACAAACAAATCTAACCCACGATTCCATTTGTCTTGTTTAGTTTCATTGTCCATGTAGTTTCCTCAATGTCATTGTGTTATCTAGTTCTACATGACATTGTAGCACATCTCCTGTATTCCATCGTAGCTTTGTTAGTAATTCTTGAGGAATTGGAAGGACGAGATCATCACCGCTCTCCTCCAGTGTAACAGTATAGTTTGTACTTTGGACGATAGCGTTCAATGTACTTTCTTGCATGTTCTTCGCAGGTGAACCAACACTTCTTCTTTTCGGATTGATCATCGAGATAGTATGGAAAGGTTTGAACATGAGGGAATAACTCTAGTTTCCTAGAGTTCATGACTTTAATCCCAGGATCCTTGCGCTTCTGGCGAGTGGTACGCTTGACCGAAGGTTTCTTTTGCTGTTTCTGTGATGTACTGGTCGTACCTTTCGTCGAAGTCGTTGTGCTCTTTGCCTTCGCTTTCGCTGTTGTAGTACGTTTCGATGTACTCTTGCTGGTAGTTGTTAGTTTGCTGAGGTTCTCCTGTAGTTTCTTTTGCGTAGTCGGTGAGGACTTTGATGAAGTCCTCCGCTTTGAAGTGCTTGAAGATTTCGTTTTCTGGTCCTTCTTCGTCCCAGCTGATGGTGAGCGTCCCGTCTGCGTTTTCTTTGACATCAATCATTGTGAATAGTATGAGTAAAAGTTAAGGAATGCACAGACATTAGGTGTCACTCCAAGAGAATAACAACAATCAAGATATGATGTAAACTCCTCATTGAGTTGTTTACTGAGCGTTATGCTCAAAGTTTTTGATTTCATTGTGTATTTCCTCCGCTAGTGAGTAATTACCATCAGCATATGCCTTGAAATACGATAGAATTAACTGTCGTAGTTCTTCTGGTAGATCATTGTACGTCTGATCCTTGAGTGAGTTCATCGTAATACTGAATTAGTGTGCGCTCATCAATGAACAGCGTCTCTTCTTGTTCATGATTCTCGGGATCCATCCACTCAAACCATTCATCTGCAAAACAAATGGCATCATCATGACGATCTTCTTCAATCAGTTCGCGGAAACGCTCAACAACCCACTCACACAGAGTGTCGCGACGTTCGGAAATCAGTACGTCCATGTTGTTCATAGTTTGATCAGAGTGAGTTTGTTGTTGAGGTGGTCGTATGAGACGAAATCTACGTCTTTGGGCAGCGACTCAATGAGTGCTTTGGTAAATTCTAGCGTGAAATGACCATGATAGCGCCAAAACCGTCTGTAATCATCAGACATTGGGTCAGCAGTTGTAGTGACTGGCACGGAATACTCACCACGTGTGTAACGATTGGGGAGTGGTGCCAGCATATTCTTGATGTCAGAGACAATCAATGGTGCTGCGTGTTGTGGTTTTGTCTTAGTATAACAAGAACGATAGATCATTTGACAAATACCTCATTGGTTTGCTCTTGGTGCAGTTGTGCTGCTTGCTTCAAATAATAGCACATGTGTGCCACATACTCAACATCTTCTTCATTAGGATCAAAATCATAAGAACAATCCCAATCTACAGTGCCATTGTCATCGACAGGAGCACCAAATGGTGTCCCATCGTCATCAATAGCAAAAGCATGGTCATCAGCAACAAGATAGAACTGAGGAGCAGACATTGGAGGAGAAGCGAGTGGATTTAGAGTATACTATGTATGGGCGAGGGTGTCAACCCTGGTAGTATGCGTTCTTGTAGAGGTAACCGCCAGACCAGTCACACTTTTCAAGAACAAACTCACGCTCAGTGATGATACGAAGATCGAAACGTGGTTCTTTCACAGGTGCTTTGAATGATGCTGCCTTGTGCAGTTCACCTGTCTTCATGTTGATGAAGGCATGAACACTACGGGAACCACCATCAGTTTCCATGATGATCTTGTGATACTTGCGACCACTCTCAATGTAGAACTTGTACATGTCCTCACCGTTCTCAATAGCAGCGAGACGCTTTGCTTTGTACTCAGGATCAGTGCGTTGGAAGAAATTGGCACGACGGATGCTGTCTGCCTTGAAGTCCTGCTCAAGTGCCTCACACAGCATCAGAGCATACTCGCGGACCTTGAGTTGAATGTCGTTGCGAGCGTCTTGGGTGGCACAGAATTCAGCGAAGGTGGCAGTCATGGGTGTCTTGCGTTGATGTGTATAGTATAAGGGGTCAGGAGAGCAGTTCTTGTGCCTCGTAGGACAGTTCCTCAACTGGCATGTCCTTGTCCATCTCGATCATGTCGTATTCTTCTTCAATCTGCTCCAGGAGCCAGCGATCGAGCATTACTTCAGCAATAGTCATGGTTCAAATGTGTGTGTTTTCAATAAGGAGGAGTTCATCGACAGTAACTTCTAGTTCTGCCGCTTTTAGTTCAAGATGATCACAACATGTGTCATCATCATGGAGATCAATCATGTCAGTGTCTGTCAAGCAAGTCAACTTACCAAAGAGAAAATCAATGAAGTCAGTGTCTGATTTAGAAAACATTGGTCCAGCGAGTGTGTTGTGCTTTGGTAATACGTCCTTCTGCTAACATGTTGTCACACACATTGCAGAATACTTGGAACTTTTCTGTCTTGGTAAGAGCACTGCCTGTGCAGCACGTCTTAATCACATTGATAATTTGTGCTTTAGATGCAATCATGATCAGTAGAGTTCGTAGGGTTCGACGTTGTACTCAATCACGTCCATGATGTCATCAAAGGTGTTGAGTGCTTTAACACCATCAGCACAGAACTGAGAATAGAACTTGAGAGCATAGGTAGCACGGGTCTCTGGTTGTGCCAGGTGACGGTCACGCTCTGCTCGGATCTCTTGGATGGTGCGTGTCATGTGCTGTTCCCTTGACGACTTCTATAGAATACATCATTCAGGTGGTCTGTGGGCATCAGGTAGACAGTTCTGCAACTGGTCGTACAGATGACCTGAGTTGACATTGTGATGGTAGGAATACTGTTCAGTGTGACCTAGGGGACATCCCATCATCATATCCAACAGGAATCGAATCTGCGAGACGCTTAGGGAGACATTAATGGTATCGGTAGTCATGGGCAATTGGACGCCTTACAGGCGATTGTAGAGGGGTCTCAGCGGGTCATTCACCCAAGATGGGGATCACGTCAACAGTGCTCACGTCTGGTTCTTGTTGAATATGCTTCACGAAGTGTAGCACATCCTCATCAGTGAACATAACAACGGACTGACGCTTACTGTGCAGTCGGTCTTGCCGTTGCCACCATTCGATACGATATTTCATAGAGAATTTCCTTGTTGAAATCGGTTAATGTCGTTCATTGTGATATGAGCAGCATACTCATATGTGTTTACGTTGGGAGCATCAGTATCTACTTTATTAGTGCTATGATGTCCAACAATCAATTCTAGAGCACCTTGTGCTCTACTCTTACACATTTCATGATATGAAATAATGTCCTCTAGACAATCTCTAATGTCATTATACATCTCTAGAACACTTACGTCATCATCTTGCAGATAATCATCAACTACGTCTTGCAATCGTGACTTACGCTGTTCCGCGTATGTAGTATTATTTGTCTGTTTTAGTTTCATCTTTTTTCACCACAGTGTCATTATTGTTATGTAGACCCAGCTTACGCCGCTTCTCATATAGATCAGGATGCGGAGCATAAAGCGGACCTTGATAATCTTTCTTCTCTGTCATAAGAAATTAAGCACAGTTGGAGCAAGTGGTTTGAGTATCTGCATAGCAGTATACGGTGTAGTGCTATTAATGTCTACCTGATTTCCGCACTTGGTGGAGTTAATAGGCGCGTAGTATGTTCTTTGCTTGGTGTTGTAGAATCCCCAGATAGTTTTTGTAGTGCTCCCATCGTTATATACAAATTCAGTGTGGTTAACACACCAAATAGACAGATAGTTACGCTTGTGTAAACGGCATTCATAAGAGTATCCTTTGGGTGGTTTGTGTGGAAAATCAACTGGTAGTTCAATCATGATTCAGTAGCAGCAACACCTTTGGTGAAAATAAGATCAACGATGCGTTGCAGTCGCTGCTCAGTTTGCTTACCGTAGTTGGTGAACACAGGTACTGTAACATATCCTGTGCTCTTGCGGTAGAACTCAAGTTTACCAGGAATGATCTTACCGTCACGAATATCAGCAGCATCCTGCTTGTCAAGACGAATGACACGACCGATGGTCTGTGCCATCTCAATCACAGGCAAGTTGCGAAGCAGAATAGTGTGAGTGAGACCAGGAACGTTGATACCTTCAGACAGAATGCTGTAGTGGAACATGATGAACTTCTTAGAAGGATCTTTGCCCCACTTATCAAGAGTATCAAAGAACTCTTGACGACCAACCTTGGTTTTGTTGACATATGCACCATGCTTGCTGGTAATATGCATCACCTCATAACCACGATCAGCAAATTCTTGCATCACATTGGTGCCTGAGAGCAATGCCCACAACACACGGGTGTTAGGAGCAGCGACAAGAATTTTCTGTGCTGCATCCTCATCAAGTTTGTTGATGATGTCAACCAGCACCTCACGATCATTCTCAGCAGCAGCAAGATTCTTGTTACGCTCAAAGTCCACAACATGTGGTTGAATCGTGGGAGGAATGATGCTACCGTTGTTGATCAGTTCAGGTGCAGGAACACTGATAAGTTCAGAACCATACACTGCAGTGTTGTTCATGCTGATAACACCACCACGATACTTAGGAGTAGCAGTGAAATAGTATGCATTCTTAGCAGTCAGTGATGCTGCAGCAACCTCTTTGAAGAAATCACGACGCACAGAGTTGTGTGCCTCATCATAATAAATGGTGTCAACATCAATACCTGCCTCATTGATACGACGCAGAGAGTTGTAGGTAGTGAAGATCAACTGGTGAATACCAGCAGCATCACATACACTAGCGTGACACTGAATCTTAGCAATCTTGGTGCTGCTGTTGCAATCAACCTCACCACTGTGGACATGCATGACAGCAGCATCCACAGTGCCATTGAGAGCAGACCAGAACTCTTCATAGAGTTGAACTGCTAGCAGGATACGAGGAGCAACCACAACAATAGTTTGTGGTGTGGTAGCATTGAGAAGACGACGTTTCACGTCTTCAATCATTACGAGGGTCTTGCCACCACCTGTTGGGATGGTAACACGACCGATGTCAGCAGTCAGCAGCGCATCGAGAGCACGCTGCTGGTGAGGACGAAGGGTCAGGGTCATGCGGTGCGTTGCTGATGTGAATAGTATAGGGCATGGGGTGGGTGTGGGAAGACCCCATGTGACAGTTATTGATCGTCCACTCGGTCCACTGACTGAATGTCACATACAGGAACCTCATGTTCACCAGCAATAAGATACCAATGCATCATTTGTCCATGATATTCTGGATGAGCAGCATATTCAGTGGTGTATTCTCTCTCACCACAATACATCAGTTCACTTTCAGGAATATCATGCTCCTTCAACATTGCCTGTAGTTGCATATGCTGCAACTCTACTTGTGTTGGTACATTCATTAAATTACTACTCATTGAGTTTTTAGTCGCGATGTCACATTAAATGGAGCATTAATTCCAGTATGACCCAGAGATCCTTTAAACCATACATTGAAAAATAATCTCCTAGATTCTAACAATGCAGATGATGCCGCTCTCATCTCAACTACACTTTTATAAGGATTGATCATATATGCAATTTTTGACGGCCACAAAGATAGTTTGCCTGCTTCGTGTTCGGATTTTGCGTGTGGAATTGTCACATATGGAAAATCAATTCCAGGGAACAAACTAGATCTACCATCGTTAAAATTAATTGGTGCTCCCTCTTCACTTATGCAAAGAGATCCAGTAAATACACTATTGTGATGATAGTTTGGTGCTTGTCCAATACCAGGCTCATATGCAGATATCCATGATGATGAAATATAAAACTCTACATCTTTCGTTACTTGAAGGATTTCTTCAGCATACACATTAATATGTTTTAGGATATATGCCTTGATATCAGAAAATCCTTCATTCTCCAACACATCTGTATCAGAGACCATAGATTTATCCAAACCAACATTTGGTCTAAATGCATTTACTCGGTTCATTGCATTATATTCTGACGCAGAAAACACATAGTTTTCTTCAACCGTCTGATACAAAATTGGACCTTGAATCCTCTCCGCAAGGTATTTCATAATATAAACAATACTACAAATATATTATACTATTCTGCTATTCCTTTGTCAATCTCAAGCTAGTGTAGGGAATGCCCCCAGATGGAGTAATAACTTGTACTTCAATAAAATAATCTTGATCTTCTAAATCTGTCGTTTGAGGGAACCAGTCAGTTGCAATTTCTGTAGCAACTGCTTGAGATGAAAATTCATAGAATGTGTATTTGTTATCAAATACCTCACCAATCTCATCTACAGGGATTGAATCATCATAAAATTCTCTGACTTCTGTTTTTTTAGTATCAGAAAGAGTAAAATAGTGGGTATTATCAATTAAAAGAATAAACTTTTCTTTTGTTTTTGCATAATGAGCAACCATCTCATAGATCCTCATCGCATTCATTGATACTAACATTATACTTCTCCGTTAGCGATACGTGTAATCAATTCTTCTAGATATTTGTCTGCTTTCTCTGCTGACCCGAGATTTTCAATGACTGTATTTCTCATGTCCTCATTTTGATTATTTGAAGCGATCTTAAATGGTTCAACTTCAATTCTACCATATGGACCATCATCAGTAGTGAATGCTTTGAGTGCAATATATGTACTCATTCTTTGAGCAAATGATCTCATTGCATTTGAAGATAATTTCCAAAAATGATATTTACTAGTCAGATAATCTTCATCACATCCTTGATTCCCATAAACACCAACCTGCAATTCTGACATTTCAAAAGATTTTCTATTCAAATATTCAGTTGGAGTAATTGGAAAGATTACATCATATGGACTCTGCGCTGATTGTAATTTAAGAAAATCTCTCAAATATTGTCTATATTGTCTCCACAATGCTTTTTCTTCATCAGTTAATTCAGTGTCTGGCAATTGAGTATAATCACTATCTTGTAAAAGAAATGTGCGAATGAGTTTTACTTTTGCCCAAGTAAGAATTTGTCCAACAGCAAACTTTCTTTGAACAGCTGCTTCATAAGTTGCCTCAGATTCTTCCTTGTATGCAAGAAATTTCTCTTTTAAATTCTCAAGTAATTCAACAACAGAAACTGCACTTACACCATCGGGGTCGAATTCATATCCTACCCACTTGTATTCACCTGTCTTAAAATTCTTCTTGTACTTGTTCTTTTCGATCAAATACGTACCATCTTCTCTATATACGAACAATTCCAACCTATCTTTTGGATTGTCCCAAAGAGGATAAAGGATAGGAACAAAATGCTCCTCCCAAAAACTATCATTTATTTCTTTCTGAACACCTTTATAACTAATAGTTTTTTCGTAAGCGTTCAAAAATAAAGTAGCATTGCTTCTTGCCATTATACTAGTCCCTTTATCATTGATATTTATTCTAAAATGCTTTAATTAAATATTTTGAGCGATGATATCTAGTTAGCAAAGGAATATCCTCTGTAGTTCTCGCTTCAGCAGTAACAGAAACTGGTGTTGATCCAGTCAATGTCAATAAACCGTCAGTAAATCTAATATTTGAATCTTTAGCAGTTACTGTCCTTTTAACTACATTAATTCCTGCATCTGGTCCACAAGTTCCTGTATTGTTTCCAGGCAGTGTAGCATCACTAGAAGGAACAAATACATTGTTTGTAACTTCACCATATACCATACCAAATTGTGCTAATCCCCAGTTATCATTAGTTAATCCACCTGGGACATCATCATTATCACCAGCAGCATCTGGTCTATTCTGTCTTATAACAAGATAAATGCCACTCTTGCGAGCATCATTTTCCTCATCTAATTCAATAATATAGTTTTCATATCCTGCCGAACCACCAGGACCGCCAGCAGCAATACGCTCAAGATTAGTTTCTGAAGGAGAATCTAAAGAAGTTTTAAAGAACAAAGAAAAATCTTCCTCTGGTGTATCACCACCATTAGATCCATTACCTTTGATGACTGTAAATATCAACTTTTCCACAAAAGTGAGATTAAGTGGACCTATTTGCAACCAACGACTCCCTGCACCCTTAAATTCAACAAATCTCTGTGCTTTGCTATCAGAAAGTGTTGTTGCTGCTGGGAAATTAGATCCCGTTGGAGATCTAACATTCACACCAGAACTCGCTGAATGCCAGATATTACCAGTTGAAAATGTATCTGGGAAATCTGGAGTGTTAGTAGGCATTCCAGGAACTTCATAATATCTACCTTTAGGACTTGTGAGTTCAGCTTCCCCAACCTCTGTTGCTGTAATTTCATATGCTTCTACACGGACTTCACCGTCAGCACCCTTGTTACCGTTACCAGCACCACCACCTCCACCAGAACCAACACTAATAATTAATTGGGTTGAGATATCTTCATTAATATAATCATTGACAGCAAAACTTAAACCAATTCCAGCGCCAGCGCCACCACCACCACCTGGGTCATTTTCTACTTCTCCCTCATAATAAACTTTATATGTGACATAACCTTTACCACCAGATCCAGATGTCTCAACTGCACTACTTATGTGGTTTTGGTTAACTGCAGATCTACCTCTAAATCCACCATCACCAGATCCAGTGAGAGCATGACCAGCGCCAGCATCACCGCCGCCGCCACCGCCGCCACCGCCAGCTGGTCCAAAACCACCTCCACCGCCGCCGCCGCCTCCAGCGGTACAACCAGAAGTGCCTCCAGCGGATCCTTGATCTGTACCTACTGAAGATACGGATCTAAGTCCTCCACCTTGATTATAAGCTACACCACTTCCACCAACCCAGCAAGGATCTTCTGGTGCGCTGCCACCATTCCATCCACCACCTGATCCGCCACCGCCGCCACCGCCGCCAGCACCCATAATAATACCAACTCCAGTTCTAACTGATGATCCACCGCCACCAGCACCACCTGTCGCTCCGTTACCGCGAGCGCCACGACCTCCATTTCCTCCTCTAACTTCACCCTGTCCTGGATTGTCATTTGTATCTTCTGCAATTTTAGGAAATGGACCAATGTTGTTAAATCCGTTACCGCCTTTTGTTCCAATTTTATGAGTAAAATTGGTAGATCCAGAATATGTTCCCTGAACATATGCACCATTACCACCATATCCTCCTCTAAAACCAGCACCACATCCAGAGTTAGCATTGTTGTTGCCATCACCACCAGCACCGCCTGAAAGACCAATAACAACCTTGTCAACGCTACTATCAGATGGTATATAATCTCCTGGTCTAAAAGTACCATCAGAATTATAAGTTTTAGTGACGTTACCTTCAATTGTAGTAGTGTCAAAACCACCATCACCACCATCTGCTCCAATTGTTCCAGCACTTCCGCCATCACCACCAGAAGAAGCGTTGGAACCACTACCTCCTAAGTATTCATTTATGCTAAATCTATCATCATTTAAAAGAGCTCCAGGAATTACAGTAGTACCACGTGTTCCCCCATTGCCACCACCATTTCCAGATCTACCACCTGCTCCTCCATTAGCAGTGACGGTATAAGAAACACCATCAACAAGAAAAGAAACACTTGTGTTTCCTCCAGCAATACCATTACCTGATGACCCACCGCCACCGCCACCACCAGCTCTAATCTGCATATCAAAAGAAGATGTTCTAGCTAGAGCTGGTACTGTATGTGATCCAGGACCATATATTTCCTCAAGACGAAGTTCACCAACACCAACATTAACTCCAGGAACAACTTTTCCACCAATAGTAGTAACATTATCAACTACATATACTCTTGGTTCTGGAGTGTATTTTTGCTCCTCGAAAAAACCAGCAGCTTCTCTTATTTGTCCATCTGCACCACCGCCACCAGTAGTGTTGGCAATGTTTATTGATGTAGAAGTAAGTCCATCTTCTAGAACTTCATATGTACCATCAACAGAAGCGTTTCCTGTTCCTTGTACAACAACAGTATCACCTTTAGCAAGTCCATGATCAGTTGTTGCAACAATTGTTATTACTTCTCCATTTCCCGTCCAACTAGAAATGTTTATAGCTGGTGCTTCTGTAATACTATATTGTGGACAACCTAAAGCATCTGTTGTATTAGAACCTATGCCATCGGTATTGCCATATGTTGCAATTCTAGAATTACTTGGTCTAGTTCCAAATAAACCATGCGAGTGACCTAATGCTTCTTCTCCTTCTGGAACAAATGAAATTACTGATCCTCTTTGTTGAATGTATACGGTTGAATAATTATCAACACCACCAGTAGTAGCAAACGTACTCGGATCTGGTTGACTATGCAATATTTGGTGTTCGTGTGATGGAGGTTTTGCGTAAATATAATCTTGGATTGGTCCAACAATATATTTTTTCTCACCAACCAAATATGGTTCGATTTGTGTGGTTACATTACTATAACCAGTAGTAATCACATCACTAATTTCAAAAAATTCCTGTGGCGTATTGATAGTCTCTCTTGAGATATACCATCTACCACCAGTATCACCCATATTCATAGTGATTCTACTTTCAACCAGTGGAGTTCCTGCCCCTTCAACACCTTCACCAAATCCAATTAGTTTTCTATCCCTATAATCAGGCACTCTGAATTTGCCCAAAATATATGGATAGTCCTTTAATTGAAATCCTTTTCTAATTCTAACTGTTGGGTGTCCTGTTACTGGACTTGCAAAAACATCCTGAGGATCAAATGCAGTCCAATCAGCTTCTAAATTTGTAGCGCCAGCACCGCCACCACCTGGCAATCCAGAACCTCCACCAATAACATCTAAATTACGTTCAAACCATGGTGTTTTTACAAAAAGTTGAGGAATAAATGTTCCAGAACCAAAAGTAAAATCAATATACTCAACCAATGACTGACCATCAGTCAAATATGCTTTGACATATAATCTGTAAAGGTGCTCTTCACCCTGAGGTGGTTGAGGACCACAATATCCATTATTGTACCACTCTGAATCTAATCCCCAAGTAGTAAATTTTTGCTCAACATCACCAAAAGTAACCCCACTTGGCCAAATGCCATTTACATCAATAAAAGTAGTAGTTGCTGGAATATTTTTTACATGCCAATGAACAAATGCTACTTCTGTTTCACTTGTATCTGGATTATCTCGCGATCCTCCCATTGTAGAAAGATCTTCTAAAAGAATTTCATATTGATCAATAACAGCTCCCTCTGGAAGACCAGACATTTGTCCCCAACTAAGTGCTATTGTATCATTCTTTGCTCCAGGATAATTTGGATATCCAGTTGGATATATTAAATTCCCTGGGTCAAATTCAGGAACAGTTCCGACGTGTGCTATCGGTAATTTTAAATATGTACTACCATCGTTAATTAAACTGGAAGATGTAATTTGCCATGTAACAGTTCCACCAGGAGATTCTCCTCCACCACCTCCACCACCAGGATTTGTATTTAAATTAGTAGTAAGAACTCTGTATACATGAGTATCAGTTTCTTGAGCGAGAGATTGAAATTGCTCTGTGTAATTTAAACGATATACTCCATCAGATTCAATGGTGGTTCCAGGATTCCAACTACCAAGTTCAGGAAATTCAATTGTTGCCCCATCTGGAATTACTCGTTCATAATATGTCGAACCATCTGCCTTTCTTTGACTACGACCATATACTTCAATAAAAAGATTCCCATTATCAACAAAAGTTCTGTTGATAGATCCTGGTTGTCCATGATATGTATATACTAGTGAATTCCTTTGGACATCAGTTGTTTTGATATATTCATCACCAATTACTTGGTATAAATTTGGATAGTCATTGATATTATATTCTGCACCATCACAATACAAATATCCCCTGTAGTCAAATTCAGGGTCTTTTGCACTGCTATTTTCAATCCGATCAGTATTAGTACCAACAAGAGTCGGGACAATAGCACCCACACTTACATAGGATCCTCCCTTGTCGGAATAGTAATTCGGTAACGTAGATCTGTAAACTGCCATCAGATTTTAATTAAATATTCCGTGATGATATATGGCTGAATATATTTATCTGCCTTTCTTGACGTATTTACTTTGATAGTAATTCGTGATGATAATCTACCAGATGGTTGTGCAGTAGCTGCTCTGGTTTTCAATTGATATGTATGTGGATCATCTGCATTAAAATCCATTCTATGTCTATGAGTACCATCATAACCAACTTCACCTGTTAATGATGTAATATTTTGAACTCCAGGTGTTCCGACCAAATAGTATTGATCATCGTATGATGTCCATGGAAGATTTACACCTTGATCTGCTGTCCAGTTTGTCAATTCATCGGAATTTTTCTCAGGTCTGTTTTTTCCAACAGCACCACCAATACATTCACCAAAAAAACCGAATGTGCATTCACAGGATTGAGTATATGTAGGAGGATAATTAATTCTTCCATAATCTGTACCGTCTGAACATACAGATGGACCTTCTGGAGCACTGTCTTTATTTTTTGATTGACACCAATCTTTATTATCAACTTCTGGACATAGACCATCATCTGGCCATAAGCAGAATCCATCACTACCGATAAATCCAGAACAAACATCATTAAAACAACCACCATATTGTTCACAATATGATGTTGGTTCAGGCATGAATATACCAGCAGATTTCTTTCCACTAAGCCAGATGCTACTCATTGCCCAATAGCACAAATCTTGTCTCGTGTGTTCCCACCACTGACAAACATTTAAAGAACTAGGAGATTTAGCATGATTGACTGCAAATGCACTAAAGTCGGCATTTCCCCTTGCTCTCTGTCTAGCACGTGTTGTTGTAGTTCTATGCATATGTGGTTGGAATGCAGTATGCGGAACATCAATAAATTCGGTATAGGCACCTGTACTAACACTAAATGCTGGTTCGCCACGCAAATCTAATGTTTGGGGAGGGATATAAAAAGATCCTGTATATGTTAGTTCATACGGACTTTCAATATTTTGAATAACATCTAGACCAACACCAGCTTTAGGGATCACATCATCCTGAGCGGTTGTCACAAACAAATCATTATATTGTCCAATATTTGAGGATGTCGTTGCTCTGATATTTTTATTTCTTAAATCAGGTAATTGTATTTGATTTAATCCTAATGCTTGATTCTCTTTTCTAAATTTGCATTCATTGCCTACACCGAGAACTTCTGCAAGTAAAGGATATTCTTCAGCGAATAATATTCTACCATCACACCTTAAGTAACCAGCTGGTATTAATGCTTTGTTAATGGAACTAGCAGGATCATCTGACGTTATTTCAACAGGGAATGATATAATCATCCCCGTCAGAGAACCCATCTTTGATTTTTCTTTGTTGTAAAATACTGCCATTAGAATGCCCGAATAATGTACATCATTGTCAAAGATGGTGTGTTAATATCCATTTGAATACTCAATGCAGTATCTACATTCAAAGGAATTGCAGAACTCGTTCCAATATCATTTACCAATATAGTGGTTGGAACCGATAAACTACCTTTAGTCATGACAATTTCCATCGACTCATGGGTATGTGAATCAAATCCAGTTTCTACCCATCTTTCATATGGATGATTAAGAGTAGTAGTGAAAGTATTAGTTACTGCAGTATTTATAGGTTGTGACTCACCCGCTTCATATGGAATATCATCAATATATTCTGCTGGCATTGAAGATCCTCTATGAAAAGATGGAATATCAGGAGAGGCATAATAATTTCTCTTACCTTGATATTTACCAGCAGGAGGAAAAGTTCCAGTGTATGCAGGTTGCTGAATATTAGCAACAGCACGATTATCTTCTGTATATGCAACTTCAATACTGTTTCTTTCCTCAATCGCTCTGGTGCCAGCTGCCGCAACGTTATCTGGAACTAATGATTTCGACGCATCGATAACAACTCTAGAATCACCAGGAACCATAATGTCAGATGGATTATCAGGATTATACCAAGTAAGACTAGCTTCTGGATTACTATTAAAAGAATGAGGGAAAGGTGAACCTCTTTGACCAATAGCAGTAACACCAGTAATCTGACCATCAGAATTCAATGCTTCTTCAGCTCTTCCTGGTTGGAATTCTAAAAGATGTTGTCCTGTTGGTTGAGCAGACCAAAATTGATCAAAATCAGAATCAGACGCTGGTCTGTGAGTGTGTTGTGGTATGTGATTAATGCCCAATTTCCTAGGCAAAACGTAAACCGTATCAAAATAAATTGGTTCTTCCATCACAATACCAGTAATTCTACCAGCAAGATTTTGAGATACTTCAAGAGTAAATGTGATATCTACATTAGCATCTTGCAAAACGTCTGGAAGATCTCCTTCACTACCATTTCTACTAACTGTAGTAGTTAGAACAGATAAATCATTAACCGTTAAAGCACTATCATTTGCAGGTTCGCTATCAGATCCTCTATTAGCTTCAATATCAATTAAGGATAATTGATTTAAGTTTGGTAAAGCAAAAGTATCTACATGCCTATTTGGATTGTGTCCAATTTGACCAGCAGGTGGATTATAAGGAAAATCATTAACTATTCCCCAATTAATTCCTGTCTCATAACTAGTATCTGGCACTGGAGGACCATATGTATTACCAATTATCTTGGCAAGCAAAGGATAATTTGCAGCATTTAATTGTATTGCTGCTGCATTACAAATAATCCACCCAGGAGGAACATTGTCCAAATTTTCCCCTGATGTAGAACCCCCGCCCCATGGCATAATTGTGCCAATTGGGGCTATTTTTGTTGATTTGATTCGATTATAACTCGCCATCTATTAGACCTCCTTGAGCCACCAACCTTGTACTCCTGAAGAAACAATTGTTCCATTTGAATCTGTGCCACCAAGGTAGACAAGGGTAAATCCAGCATTTGGTGTTTGTACAATCAATTCACCAGCAGAATAAGGTGTAGTTCCACCAATACCAATTGTAGTACCAGTAGAATCTCCCTGAACCCTAGTTCCGATTCCCTGTGCTCTCATGATTAGTGATGTATCATAAGTTAGATTTCCACCAACTTCAATGACAGAAACTGTATCGCCAGATTGAGGATTCTCTGGTAGATATAGAATTAATGCATCACCTTGATCGACATTTGCAAAATATTGAACATTTGGAGTTAAGAACTTAGCAGAAGGATCAGATCCACTCGCTACATATCTAGCGTGTCTACCACCAGATGATGTATAGAAGTTTGTAAGTCCAAATGCATCAATTGATTGATCTTGGTTTACAGTAAATGTATTAGCACCATTGGGTCCTAGATTTAAAAGATCAAGTTGTGGTACTTTAGGTGGAATTTCTAATGCTGTACCACGAATGGTTAAACTCTTTCCAGCTAAAACATCACCGTCAAGATCAACAGAGAATGTTGGACTACATGAGCTGATTGAGTCACTTTCTGGACAAGAAGCAGAGTAGAGTTTAATGTCTCCTCTACCAACAATACCAGCATTAAATTCAATGTTTCCAGGGTGATCAGCATGACCATCATCATTGTTAACAAACAGAACTGGTGTCTTATTAACAGAATCACTTACAAGAATGCTACCACCAAGTAATTTAAGATCCTCATTCAGTTTTAGAGATCCAGTTCTATATGGAACATCTCCAACCTGGATAGCATCATTCATTATTGGTGAATGATACTTACCAAACAATCCACCATTAACAAAGAACCATTCATCTTTACTATTGTTTCTTACATCAACAAAACGTACCCAGTTGGGGTAATCAAGTTTCTGTTGTACAATATGACCGTCACTAATAATTGCTGATACAAAACTACCAGTTCCACTACGAGATCTTAGCTCAATATCATATAAACCAGAACTCTCAGGATGCTTGAGAATTCTTATGACACTTGTAGTTGAAGCAGGGTAAACACTCAATCCTTGAGTATTTGTTCCCTCTTGACCAGGCAAACATCTTAAAGTCTTACTTGGTGCATCAATAGCAGCAATTTTCATGATCTCCCAATTATTGCCAGTCAATCCATTCTGACTAATATCAGAAGTTGCACCAACAATAATTAAATCATCAACAGCAAATTGACCATTACCAGTTCCAAGTTCTGCAACTGTTAAATAAGTAGATCCAGCAATAGGACCATTTGCTGCATCTGCATTAAGAGTGGTAGTTGGACCACCTGCGTTAATTGTTAGTGGATCTACCCAATAAGAATATACCCTAACATCAGATGTAATATTGTCATATGAAGATACTGTAGTAGAGGGAGTTTCAACATCTGGATATACTCTACTAATATCCAATCTCCTTGCCTGATTACCAATTTCAAGTTCAGAGTTGCAAGTATCATAGAAGAAACCAGTTTGTCCTTTGTTGTTAGTGATTACAAACTCTTCATTCTTATAAACAATTACCTTTACAGTAAATGTTGCATCAACCTCTAATCTTCTAGTTAATACAATGGTGTTGTTGTCAGTTGCATATCTAATCTCCTTGATACGTGTTCTTGGGTAGATACTAAATCTAGTATAGTTCTCGGCAGGATCAAATTTAACTAAATCACCAATTTCAACATTTGCAATATCAGCATCAGAAATTGCAGTTATGAATTCTGATGCAACATCCTTATAAGTACCAGTGATAGATCCAGTAATTGTTCCACGTATTGGAGAATCACATCCACCATTGATAGTTAAACCATTATTAATAATGACATCACCCTTAATAGTGGTGTCTCCAGTTACAGAATTAACTATAAACACATCTCCATCAGAAGAATCACAATCACCAGAAATTCTAAATTTCTTAGCAACTTGATCGATTAATGTCTTAACTTTAAATACTTCACCTTCATCATCAACACCATCTCCAGATGGAATTCCGTCATCACGAGAAATAATTACATAATCTCCAATGGCAATAGTTCCACCAAATTGAGCGAGATAAACATTGTCTTCATTTCCAGAATTATCAATATTTTGAGTAATCCAAGTAGAATTAAACTGAACATTACACTTGTAAATCGGTGTAGTATCACTATGATCACTTCTAGTAGAAGTAAATGTTCCAAATGGTAAACGCTCGACTACTAAGAAGAATGGAGCAACATTAATTCTTGGTAGAGAGACAACTCTAACAAATTCTGGATGCTGAGCTCCAACTGTAGGTGTATCAATCAATAAAATATCATTTTCAGAAATATATTGATCACCTGTTGCAGTAACTGGTTTATTTTTGATCGGTAAGTAATACTGTTCACCAGATAGAGCAGGTAGAACCTGAGGTTGAATAATTGGTGTTCCACCAATCGTAGTGATTTCATTTTGGAATACAGAACCACCCCAAGTACCGCTACCAGAAGTATCTACAGCATTGTATTCTGCATCAGCAGTAGTTTTCCTAGCAACACTAATAATATCAACATTAGAGTTGAACAAATTGTTTCCTAGAATGCCACTAGTGTGACTAATTGTGGTAGAACCAATTTGTCCTCTATCTGCTACAAATGAGTAAGAAGCAACTCCACCACACAAAGTGACATCTGAGTTGAACGTAGCAGTAGAATCAACAATTAGATTATTTCTAATTCTTGTATCTCCACCTTGACCAGCAATGGTAATGTCAGAAGCATTGGTAGCAAAATCAATTTTAGTTGTAGCAGAGTTACCAGAGAAAAATTCAACTATACCTGCAGTAGTTGACAACTTAACAGTATCAGTAAGACCTCTTCTAGTTCCTAACTGGAAATCTCCAGCAGTTTTGAATGCTTTACTGCCAATTAGGGTATATGATAAGGTTTCGTTATTATCATATGCACCACCAACTATAATCTGAGAAATGTTACTACTAGTATCAGGAGTATTTCCTAACCAGATATAACTTTCAGTGGATGCATTTCCAAGATAAGTTCTCTGCTTATCTGTACTAGTATTAAGAACATACAGATCACTTACTTTGTTACCAATATTAAGTGTACCAGTAAATGTAGAATCTGTAACTAGATTAAATATGCCTGATGTCTGTGATGTTCTAATCTCAGCAGTTACACCATTATCACCATTAACTTCAATGTCATGCTCAAAGCGAGCATCATCAGTAAATCTAGATAGACCATCAACAACCAATGCTCTGTCTAGTTCAGCATTAGTTACGTTGATACCAACACGACCATTATTTGTAGTTGCAACTCTTAGTGTTGCCTCATTGTTTGGAGTTGCACTATCACCACCGACAAGCAATGCATTATTTTCAGCAACTTCAGTTCTGTTACCATATACAGTGTGATCAAGATAATCAGGAATTGTCTTACCACTAATGAATGCAGTACCAACAACGTCAAGATTTGCACGTGGTGTGGTAAATGGATCAACAAATCCTGTCTTCCATGCTTCATGCTCAGATCTTGCTACAGTATTGATACCCAACTTATAGTTACCAATAGCAGAAGTTTCAGTTCTTAATGTTTCAGATCCAAGAACTCCAACTTCCTTCCAGGAAGAGTTGGAGAATTCCATCAATACATTAGGATTGTTAGAAACTTCATTAGACCACAAGCGTGGGTTATCGTTTGCTACATTTCCTCTATTTTCAAGAATTGCAATCTCGCAACTGGTATCTTCTGGATCAAATCCGTTAGAAAGAATTTGCCAGTTACCATTAAATCCACTATCACTAAAGTTACTAATTCTAATGTTAGAACCAGAAGTAACACCGACCTGCTTATTCTTAAGATTATTGCCCCAATTAATTTTAATGACAGTGCTGCCATTCATTTGTAGGCTTTCAATATTTGCAGCAGGAATTGCCTGGAAGAAGTTGGCATAAATCCAACCAAGGGATCCAGTAATACCAACTTCATTACCTTTAAGTAGAATATCTCCTGCTAATGGTGCTCCTGCATTGCCATATTGTACTGCTTGGAGGGGATCAAGAGCAGTTCCCAATCCAGTGCTATAAAGTGAACTCTGGTTTGGAGTATAGTTAGATCCTTCATTTCCGACAGCATGGTTCTGGATCTTATATCCTTGTGCAGCACCATTTGAACCACGTGGATTAAACTGGAATACAGAAGCAGCAACTCTGTTCCTAGCAATAACAATGTCTCCAAATGTATCCTGGTTTAGGAATTGCTGGGTCTTGTCAAGCAAACCATCATCACCATCACTTGGAGAGACATTGGAGATAACATTTAAAGCGTAATCTCTTACTCTACCAAGAACATTGATGACAACTGGTGAGTTAAATGTGCTTACCTTATCTTGTTGATCACCACCGTTAACTGTAATATTCTCATTGAATGTTACAGGAGTATCAAATGTAGTAACTAGATTACCTACATCTTCAGCATCATCATCAGAATCGACCAATTGTGCAGATTCTAGGAATTCTTCTTCACCAGTGATAGCATCAATCTTACGGTTACCAATGTATAGGTCACCATTAGAGTTTAGACCAGTGTAGAATACAAGACCACCATCTTGCTTCTTGGACTGTGCATAGAAGTCCTGAGTTGGAGTCAGAACAATCTCTTGACGAGCAGGAAGACCTGTTGAATAGTTACCAGGACCGAAACCAAGGTATTCAAACGTATGGTTACCAGCACGGGCAATAGATGGTCTACGTAGTTCAACGTAGAGACGCATATCAGACATTACAGTGCTGTCACCAGCAATAGGAATGCGACGATCTTCAGAACCAGAAGTTGCGTTACCTTTTTGTGCCTTGATTCTATTATCAACTACAGAAGATACTTGTGTATAAGTATTTCTAGATAATGCTGCCTGAGAAATGAAGTCCTCAACCATCTCTCTGGTCATCGAACCCTTAAAGTCGTTAACCGTTACTAAACCATGGGTGTAGTTGTCTGCAGCAGAGTATGTCTGTGGTGGATCAACAGCATTGACATCCAATTGCTTGAACCAAAGAGGATCGTTCTTGTAGTTCAGTGGATATAGTTTGCTGATTGGTTGAGAGAACTTCATGTTTCT